GGTAACCAGAAATCTTCCAGCATACTCATATGCTTTTTGTCGTCACGGATCTCACCAGTGCTGGCATCGTAAACTAGTTTGTTACGATAACGTGCCATTACATCGCGGAGATATTGTTCTGCTTTTACCTTAGGTAGATTACCTACATCAATGTAGAAAATTCTACGCTCAGGAGCACGTGACAATCTGTAGATAACAAGAGCATCTTCAATCATGCGAAGTTGATTGAGTGACTTGATTCCTTTGTGTAGGAAACTCAAGTGCATTCTCTTGTTTAAATCTTGAACACCAGAGGAACAGAACGCGATAGCATCTGCAGCAATCTTGATTCCTTGGGAGTTTGACATATCTCCTACGGGACCAAGAGCACCTCCTCTGAGGTAACCTTTTGGATTGAAGAGATAATAATCAATGTATTGACCCCACTCGTATTCCAAGGCAGAACCTTTTAGTGCTCTGTTTACTCTGGGGTCGTCTGAACCGCTGCTAAGTTTTTGCCTGACTTTACGAATCTTGAGCGGATCAATATAACGAAGTTCTAGAATACCTTTCTTTGGGTTGTCTAAGTCAATGACTTTATGGTAAAATAATCTACCATCAACATACCAAGATCTGACAATCTCATGGGCACGATTATCAAAGTTCAACATTTGTTTGATTCTATCAAACTCATCGCGAATCTTTTTCTTGACCCCAGCACTAACATCTAAGTTATTGAGATCAACTTCAACGCAACTATCGTTAGCGTCGCTTACAACAAATTCATTAACAATTTCATCAACAGCAGAATCTACCTCAGGATGCAGAGACATGTCCCTGTATCTACGAATGAGTTCGTACTCGTTTCTTGCGGTAGCGTCTGTGTCTACGTATGTTCCAAAATAACCACCTGCTGCTACTGAAACTGGTTCGTCAGCAGAAGGAGGGACAGGGGACTGACCCTTCTGACCCTCCTTACGGTTGATTTGGAAGCCAAATAATTGACTCATTACTATTCAAATCAGATTCGTTCTACTATTTATGGGATTGAAATTCCGCTTCTTCCTGCATCTGACTCATCGCCAGACTCACCATTTACAGTCCAATATGAATATTGGAATTCAACAGTGAACTCCTCAATCTGATCGTTGCTATCGTAAGCAAGATCAATTGCTGAGGTGCTGGTTGGGAATGCATACCATAGTTTGTAGGATCTTAGAACTGTACCACCCGCAGATGAATCCTTCTCAAGTTGCTTAACGATGACGCTAGCAGAATATGCTGTAGGATCAACTTCATCAGTTGTGTTTGCCTGATGGGTGTTAAGAACTTTGAGCCACTCTTCAAAGCGAGAGCGGACCTTCATGTCCTTATCGTTGATGAAGGTTGCAGTCCAGTTATCAAAGGTTCTGTCCCCAGCGATCTTTACAGTTCTACCACGGAAAGGAACTTCAATAACTCCAACGTTTGAAGCTGGAAGTGCTGCAGACTTACACATTAAACCCGTGAGTTCTGTGTCTCCAGATACCGCGTCAGGGAAGCTGATGTCCACTTGGAACATGTTGGGTCTTACACCCTGCTTCACCTGATTTAGGAAAGATGAAACGTTACTAGTGATTGCCATTGGTTTTAATTACTCCTTCTTTGTTATTTAACGGAAAAATCAGCGTCCAACGACTTCGCTGAACGAAACTCCAGTTCTGGTAGCAGTAAAGGTTACCGTTACGTAGTTGATGGAGCGAGCAGGTTTGATGAATAGTTCAGCAACGAATTCATTGCGATCAATAACATCAGGAGTGTTATTTGATGTATCACAAACTACGAGGAAGTCAGTGACACCTTGTAGTGCTAGAATTTCGTTGAGGTAGGAGTTAATTGTTGAGAGGAATCCAGAACGAGTTGTCTCGTCGTTGATCTCAAAGAGAACTCCCTTAGCGAGTTGCTCAACTCTCTTCTCAATGTTGAGGAAGAGGCGGCGAACATTGATTCTGTCAAACGCAGAAGGTGCTGCGAGAGCAGTCTTATCACCGAATAGAACAGCACCGCTACCTGGGAAGGTTACGATTGGGTTAATTCTATTTTGGTAGAGCTCGTCACGGTCTGCTTTGTTGGGGTTGTAAGCAAGTTTGATAACGTTGCGAACACCGCCACGATTTAGACCAGCAGGTGAGATCCAGTCAGCAACTGTTGTTGAAGTGTTAACACATAGACCAGCAACGTCACCGTTACATGGGATGTAACGATACTTGTCGTTGAAGCGATCATACATGTACTTGTAACCACTATCAAGAACTGCGAATGAAGTTGATGTGATAGAGTTAAAGAAGTTTAGAGTATTTGTTCTCTGCTCGGTTGCTGATAGTGCAGCACCACCAGTTCCGATTTGGTTACCTCTGTGAGGAGAAACAAATGCGATACAATCTTTTCTAGCAGCAGCGATAGCAACAACTTTCTGTGCTTTTGACTTGGTGTCATCTTCCGATGCCATTGATCCACCCATTAGAACGAAGTCAACTTCGGTCTCTTCGGTGTCAAGGAAAAGATCATATGCTGCATTTACTTCACCAGGGGTGTAATCATAATCATCTGCACCATCTGCAAGATCTGTTTCGTTGTTAGCAACGAGAAGGAACTTATCGCCAGATGTTAGTGTTGATGATGCAACACCAATTGCTTTACCATTTCCACCAGAAACTGGTTCAATGGTGTTTGCTAGTGCAGCACCGTGGAAGATGTATTGTGACTCTTCGTTGAGTACAGTTTTGTAATATGCAGATTGTCCTTCTGCTCCTTTACCGTCGCTTAGTTTTGAAAGATATGTAAATCTCTCAAGAACGGTATTAGCAGCACCTGAAACATCTCCAGTTGTGTCAATAACAGCAACGTGGAGTTCGTCGTATGAAAGACCTCTTGAAGAAGCAAACTCGGAAGTGCCAGGGCGAGGACCGATTGCTGCTAGTTTGAGACCAGTTGAACCGATGGTTGTGTTGGTGTACCAATCCTTAACGCTGCTGATTGCAATGTTGTCGTTGCTTACTGCATTGATTGTGAGAGTTAGATCGGCAGTAGCACCTGTTCCTAGGTTTGCTGCTGGACAAGTAACGGTGTCTCCCTGAACGTAGTCAACACCACCGCTAACGATAGCAACGTTTGTTACAGCACCACTAGCATTAATGGTAACGTCAACTCTCAAACCAGAACCAGAACCACCAGTAGGATCTACGGTGTGAACACCATTTTGCGTACCAACACCAGAATATGCACCAGCAGTGACTGCCGATACAACACCATCACCAGGCTCATCAAAGATGTCTGCAGTTGTGATTAGTGATGTTGGGTTGTCTAGGATAACAGCGAGTTCGCTGGTAGCAGCATCCCAAGAATAAATTCTTCCTGCTTTGCCACTTACGGTTGAGAATGCCGTGTTGAGTGCTGTTGTTGCGGGAGCAGATGCTAGAGTTAGAATCTGATCAGCACCACGGTCAACTGCAACAACCTTGAGTGAATTACCCCAGGATCCTGCGGTTCTTGCTGCAAAAACGTTTGCTGCACCGACACCTGCTTCCCACTCAAGATCATTCTTGATTAGAACGCCAGAACCACCAGATGCCGCATTGAGTGCTCCAGTTTCTGCACGTACAACAGCTAGTTGTCCGCCATATCCTAGGAACTCTGATGCTACCATCCAGTCTTCAGCATTTGCTTCTTTTGGTGTACCGAAAATGCTAACGAGTTGCTTCTCGCTGCTGATTGAAACGATTTCACCGATGGGTCCTTTTTGGAAAGACGAAGCGAATGCAGCGGTAAGAGCAGAATCTCCTACGATGACAGCATTAGTTAGGTCGCGTTCCCTGAGAACTACACCAGGCGAGACTTGACTTGCCATGTTTAAACTCCTTTAGAAAATTCCAAATTAATCTGTAAATATTTAGAATTTTGACGAGCTCAAGTGGGGAAACAATGCATGAACATATTACCAGTCAGGATATTCCCATCTTCTGATATCCGCTTTTCTAGCATTGAGAATACGTTTTTTTGTGCATTGCTTGCATTCGTATGAATACGCTGACACAGATGTTCTATTTTTTCTGGTCCTGTAAAAGTCTGTAAGTAGATCTTTTGTTCTTCCGCATGATCTACATTTCCTTTCTGTAAAGATCAGATGGTCTAGTGAGAATTGATCTTCTAAATCCATCAGTAGTTCCACATGTAAGATACTTCTTCTTGTGTCGTTCCATACTCCCAAACGGTGCCGTCTGCGTCAATGAAGGTATCGTCACCCATACCATCATCAATAAACCCAAAAGGAGCCATGTCTTGCTCAATTTGATTTCTCTGCTCTTCATAGATCCTCCTTCTGATGTCCTGGTCGGTCATCTCCTTGAAATATTCTTGCATGACTAACCATGCAAAGAGAACCATACACATTACAAGGTCATCATGGTATCCT